CTGAGAGGAGGTCGTCGATCCACCCAATGATTCGTTTGAAGTCAGCTGCTTTAAGATGGCTGTAGCCTTCTTTAACCTGCTCGTCCTTTTTGCTCTGTGCGAGTAGTAGTTCGTCCTTCCGCTTGCGGTATAGTCCTTCATACTTTCCTAACTGGCTTTGCACCACATTGTTAGCAACCAAAAACTCGTAGAGCTTGGTAGGATTCTTTACTCCTGTTGCAATATCATCGTAGATACCTTCAAGTTCGCCGATAATTTCGCTGGTCTTTTCGTTAAGGCGATCCTGGATAGTTGGCACGTATGCTTTAGGTGCATCTCCAGTCACAGTCTCAACAACTTCCGGCTCAGCTGATTCTATAGCAACAGTAATAGATTCCTTAAGAAATTCGATATGCCGCGGTTTTAACGGCATTCCAACACCGTGTGCCATTATTAAACTACATGCAGTCATACTTAATGCACGGTCGCTACTGCGTACAAACGCTTTAATGTCGTCTTTGCTAAAACCGTTCTCAGGCTTTTGTGCCCATGCTACTACATGTTTCTTGCAATCCTTTTGACTGTAATGATAGTTGTAGTAGTAAAAGCTGCGGCGCAATCGATTGTCAAATGTAGCATCATCAAACTTCAATGCTTCCTCAGTGTCCCACTGTGGTTCTCCGCCAGTGTACTTTTCGTCAGCGAAGGCAACCCGCTTTTCACGGGGTGCTTTGGTTTTAATTTTAATACCGGCTACTGTTGCCATTTATGGTTCCAATCTTTATACATAACGCTGCGTACCTGATCCAATGTTAGGACAGTATACGCATTTTGAGTCGCGTCAAACTTATGCCTATTTAAGTCATAGAAGTGCCGCAGATGTTTAAATGCTCGACGGGCTTGCCAACGTTCGTACCATGCTCTCATAGTCGACGCTTCTTCCACGAGTACTCATTACCATCGGGTAGTACACCTTCTTTGATTTCGTCCACACCCGATTTACCAACTGAGTTTGGATTTTCACTGACCATGCAAACAAAGGTGCCACCGGACTCACGTGCATAACGTGAGTAGTCCAGGGCTTCTTTGAGTTCGGTTTTAAACAAACTCATCACTTCTCCGTTTTTTGCTGTCCAGTAAATCTTATACATAGTTATGCCTGTTCGAATGTTGGGTTGCCCCAGAGTTTACGCTCAACTGCAATTGAGAGCAAGCGTTCTTTTGCCCAAGCGTCAATTTCCCATGGGCGATCAAAATACTTGTCTGTGTTTTTCTTACCAAGCCAGTAGTAAGTAGCAAATCCGTACTCATCTGTTTCGATGCGGAGTTGACCGAGCACAAACTGTTTTACATGCACCATTTCATGTGCAATCACTTCAACCATCTTATTTGCGCTGAGTGCCGAATCCACAAACATCACATAGCCGCCATCTTCGTGTGGTTGAGCTGCACCATTGTACCCACCGTTTTTAGCAAGCCCCGGGCGAACGCAAACATCGAGATCAAAGTTACGTTTATCCAACTTGAGTTCTTTTGCAAGAATCTCAATCACTTGTTGGATAAATTCACGTTTAACTTTGCTGCGGAAGTGTACTTGTGTATTCATGCACGTAGTATAGCACAGTTTTGATTAGGCGTGTATTAGATACGCAAGAATTGAGTGTTGCTCAAAAACTGTAATACTTTCGTATAACTTTTTCTCAAGATCTTGATAAGTTGTTGTAAATTTGCAACGTGCCCTGCACACAATCACTTCATTGTCTAACTCAATCCAGCAGCGAGACACTACCCGGTAGAATTTCCAAAGATCGCTCTTAATCCTAATGTCAGTTATAGCAGATAATGCTTTAAAACATTCGTCTACTTTGGCTTTTACATTTGAATGATGTTGCATTATTTGAGATGTCATGCCGCATTATACATAAAACGGATTAAACTGCAAACCATAAATACTGCATTGGGGACTACACATGGCAAGATTAAGTCTTTGGAAAGACGGACGTCACAGTAACGATTATAAGTTTATAGATCGCAGAATTAGCGAGATGTTTACCATCGGCGGAACTGGCGTATTATTAAACAAATACCTTGGGCCAATCCAACAAACGGGCAGCACACATCCAACACAGCCCGATTACACAAATCAAAGCGAGTTAAACATTCAAGATTTGTTATGGGTTGAAAACAGAGATCGCAAATACGATGCTGACGTTTATAAAATGCGGGGCATTTACCAAAGATCCGACCAAGATTTTGACCTAAGTCAATTTGGATTATTTTTGCAAACAGGAACTATTTTTATGGTATTCCATTTGCGAGACATGGTTGACTTAATTGGTCGTAAACTCATGTCTGGTGATGTACTAGAACTACAGCACTTGAAAGATTACGATGCACTGGATAGTGATTTGCCTGTTGCCCTTAAGAGATATTACGTAGTAGCCGATACCAGCTTTGCATCAGAGGGTTTTAGTCCAACGTGGTGGCCGCACTTATGGCGTGTTAAATTGAATCCGCTAGTAGATAGCCAGGAATACAAAGACATACTTGATAAAATCAAAGTTGATACCAATGGTGACGGTACACCCGATACTCCAATTGGACAAATAGTGAGTACATTAGGAAAATTCTTAGACATTAATGCTGCTGTAGTTGCACAGGCCGAAATTGACGTTCCACTCAGCGGCTACGATACTAGTCCGTTCTATACCATGCCAACTATTACAGATGGAACAGAGCCAGTGGGTCAACCGATTACCGCAGATTCTGGTTCTATTACCGCTGATAATGCTGGTATTGCAACTGACGTAGGTGCTGCTAGTCCATTAAGCAAGATACAAGGTTACTTAACAGGCAACGGTACTGCACCAAACGGGTTAATTACTGGATCCGGAATTGCATTTCCCCCTAGCCCACACGAAGGCGACTATTTCTTGCGTTTGGATTACTTGCCAAACCGTCTATTTAGATACACAAACAATCGTTGGTCTAAGATCGAAGACAATGTACGCACTAACTTGACTCCGGGTGCTGCAAATAATAAGACACAACGTAGCGGTTATGTAAATAACAGTAACACATATACAGATAGCCAAGGTAATGTTCACAACGAACTACAGCCATTGAGCAAGATTTTAACACCCAGGGCGGATAATTAATGCCAGTACAATTTTCATATGACGGACAACTTCGAAGATTTGTTACGCAATTTATTCGCATGGTTTCAAACTTTCAAGTTGAATTTGGTAAAGACACAGACGGTAATCGTACATTACAAACTGTACCAGTATTCTACGGAGATATGAGCCGCCAAGCTGCAATGATACTGCGTAACAACAGTGAAAACAGTTTAAACGCTGTTCCGTCAATGGCAACATACATATCTGCACTGACATATGATCGTGATCGTGTACAAAACCCATATCACGAAGGTGTAATGCGTGTTCGTGAAAGAAATTACAACACTGCACAACAAACATACGAAACAACTCAAGACAGTATCTACACTGTAGAACGTTTAATGCCGGCGCCGTATAAATTAACTATGAAGTTAGATATATGGACCAGCAATACCGAACAAAAACATCAGCTAATTGAGCAAATTGCTCCATTGTTTAATCCGGGCCTGGAAATACAAAGCACAGACAACTACATCGATTGGTCTAGTTTAAGTGTTGTACTATTAACTGATGTAGTGTATTCTAGTAGAACAGTGCCAATGGGTGCAGATGAAAGCATTGATATTGCTACTCTCCAATTTGAAATGCCAATTTGGTTGAGCTTGCCTGCTAAAGTTAAGAAGATGGGCGTGGTTGCTCAGATTATTGCCAGCATATACGATGCCAACGGCAATATCTCAGACGATTTTATTAGTGGAACACAGAATCTAATTAGCCAACAAAAGTTTACTCCAATGAACTACAAGGTTTTATACGTTGGTAACACACTTACTTTGTATAAAAGCTCAAGTAGCCAAGTTGGAAACGATGTAGTGGGCAATAAATTCCGTTGGAAAGACCTTACTAACTTTTACGGTAACTTCCAAAACGGCATTAGCCAAGTTAGACTGACATTCCCTTATCCAACAGGGTATCATGACATTGTTGGTACTGTTGCTTACAATCCAACAGACGAAACACAGTTATTGTTTACTCCGTTTGATAACACATTGCCTGCTAATACATTGCCACCTGTTAATGCCATCATTGATCCGCAGAATGTCACAGTTGATAGCAACATACTGACCCCATCCGCTGGTACTAGATATTTGATCTTAAACCCAATTGGCAGCGCAAACAGCTTGCCCGCTGAGGCATGGGCTGGTCCAGCTGGTACTAACCTAATAGCCAAGGCCAATGATATCATCGAATACAACGGAAGCTTCTGGACCATATCATTCGACAGCATTAACCCGCAAGTTGAGTATGTAAGTAACTTAACAACCACTGTTCAATATCGTTGGACTGGCAATGAATGGGTTAAGAGCTACGAGGGATTATACGATTCCGGCGATTGGAGTTTGGTATTATAATCCCAGACCACACCGAAGGAGTTGGTG